GCAAAACATCAATCGGCAACATTAGCAACCAAAAAAGGAGCTCGAAAAAACCTTAGCATATGTGAGTTGTGTAATAAGGCCTACAAAGACAGAAGTGGACTTTTTCGTCACAAAAAAAAATGCCGCGGCAAGTCCGAGACTGAACGTGACGAGATTTTAAAAGACATGATAAAACAGAACACTGAATTGCAGCAGAATCTATTGATATTAGCCAATAAAAATGATAATATTATAAATACTAACAATGTAACTATTAATAACCAAACAAACAATCTCAATGTGAATGTATTTCTAAATGAAGACTGCAAGAATGCACTGAATTTTGCAGACTTCATAAAAAAAATAGAAGTATCGCATGATGATTTAGAGAACAATGCCCAACTGGGCTTTGTAAATGGTATTTCCAAGATCCTCATAGATAATTTAAAGCAATTGACTCTACACGAACGTCCTATACATTGTACGGATGTAAAGCGTGAAATACTCTATATTAAAGATGATAATATATGGCAAAAGGAAGAGGAAGTTGTTAACAATAAAATGAATCATGCAATACAAGAAATAAGTAAAAAGTCGTTAGTTTCTTTGTTAGAATGGAAACAAAACAACCCAGAATATGAGAACCTAGACTCAGAGTTTTCAAACAAATGCATCACTATTCAACAAAACTCTTTAGCAGGAAATAAGAAAAATGTGTATTATCCAAAAGTAATACACAATTTGGCAAGGGAAAATACACTGAAAAATGAAGTATTATTGATTAATCATCGTGTTGACGACTAATAGTTTCTACTACTTTCTCTTCGCGATTTTCCATAATAAATGTTTTCACTTCTTCAGCCTTCTCAATGTCGCCTTTATAGTATTTACATAATATATCCACAAGCATTTTCTGTGTAATCGGTTTCTTCACATTTTTCTTTGTATATACAATCTTTCCGTCTTTCAGGTCAAACTCGTCAATATCATATTGACTCATTATAGCAATCAATTGTTTGGATATCAACTTTTGACTATTTTTACGTTTTGTTTCTTCTTTTTTTAGTTGTTTAATCTCGTTATCTACACGCACCCATTCTTTTATTACATTTACTAATTCATTGTTGTCCATTATTATAGAATAATATATAATCTATAAGTACATTTAAATTTAAAATTAATCTATATTATAGTATGAGTTTCATGTTTAGTCGAAAGAGTCAAAGAACGACTTCACAGAATAATGATAAAATGGTTATGTCACTAAATCATTATAAAAGCAACAATACAAATACAAATACAAATACAAATACAAATAATATACCTGTCACAAAGAGGATATTACCCAAAATGATATGGGGTAAGCCAACATGGACATTATTACATTGTTTAGCAGAAAAAGTAAAAGCCGATGAATTCATACAAATAAGAGACCAATTAATGCAACAGATTTATATTATTTGTACGAATCTTCCGTGTCCATATTGTGCAAATCATGCCAAAATATATTTAAACAAAATTAATTTCAAAACTATTAATACGAAGGATGAATTAAAAAATGTATTGTATTTGTTTCATAATACTGTGAATAAAGATAAGAATTATGAGCTAGCCAATGAATCAATATTGAACATATATAAACAACATTCTATTATACCTGTATTTAATGAGTTTATTCGTCATTTCAGTGATAAAAATAAGGGGACAAAATTAATTGCGGGTTCTCTCTTTCGTCATGGTATTACTGTGAAATTAAGAAAATGGTTCAATGAAAATATACATAAATTTGAACAATGAGGATTTATATGTAGATATAGAGAAGAAAATATATAGACATATGTGTGTATATATTTCTATGGAATCTCATTCTATTGATAGTAACTTGGATGCATTTACTTAAATTCGCATTTATACAATGCCCTTCTTGGGCGACTACAACGTTCATCTGGTGTTATTCCGACGAAATATTTCAACTCGGCTACATTCGTTGCAGAAATATATAATGCCCATAAGAAACCGCCTAATCCACCTATTACTATTGGTGCAAATATTACTTTCTTGTAATCACCATCTTCACCTTCACCTAAGAAGTTTTCAGTACAGTCGGAAATGAAATTAAACCATGATGTATAACCCAATGATATCAATATTAGTAATATAACAAGACCTTCATTTCCACTCCATATATTTTCATTAACAATGATAGTTAAAATATATGAAAGTAAAAACCACATTGTAACTAAACATAATGGTATCTGTGATATTGGCTTCCCACCACCACTATCTTCATCCCTATCTAAAAATAATAATTCACAATCTTCGCCACCACCACCACCTACTACTTTTTTACCTCCTTTTTTCTCATTTTTTCCACTACTAATAGCACCAATAATTGCAGCAACGGAAGCTCCTAAAGGGTTGGCTTGAATCGTTGATGTTATACCATTAATTACACTGGTAATATTTGTGCCATTATTATTATCATAATTTCCTTTATGTATTTCTGTATTTGTCTTCATTTCTGCTGTAATTTTACTTTCAGTTTTGGTTCTTTGTTTTGATTCACCTTTAAATGGCAACATAATTTTACTTTCAGTTTTGGTTCTTTGTTTTGATTCACCTTTAAATGGCAACATAATTTTAGTAATAAAAGTTGTTATCAATAACCCTGTTAAAAATATTATACTCTTAACATCTGTTGCAAATATAGAATATAATACAAAACATAATACAATTATAAAAGGTATAAACTTTATAGTATTATTTAAATAGTTCACAATGTCCATTATATATTAATCTAATAAAAAAACCATCTACAATAACTATATTATGCGTTAAAATATTTATGAAAACAATATAAACATATAAACACACTATATGTGTAGATAGCCAATGGGAATACCAAGTTACTTCTCACACATTGTCAATAAATATAAGAAAATCATCAAACAAAGAAATGAAATGTCTAATATTGATAATTTGTTTATGGATAGTAATTCCATTATTTATGATGTTGTTCATAGTTTGAAATATGAAGATTATGATAGCAAATATAGTTATGAAGAAGCTATCATTGAACAAGTAATTCACTCCATAGAAGATTATATTGAATCAATAAAACCTTCTAATATTGTTTATATTGCGTTTGATGGCGTCGCACCATTGGCTAAAATGAAGCAACAGCGTGAACGTAGATATAGGTCAGATTTTATTAATAACCATGAATTTATGAAATCATTCAAAAACCCTTCATTGTGGTCTAGTGCAAATATTACACCAGGGACTGATTTTATGATTAAGTTGTCTAAACATATTACAATGCACTTTGATTATAAAGAAGAAGAATTCCACGTAAAGAAAATCATTTGTAGTACTTCATTAGAAGAAGGTGAAGGTGAACATAAAATATTTAATTATATTCGTCAACATGGTCTTGACAAGAATCAAAAAATGGTATTATATGGATTAGATGCTGATCTTATTATGTTGTCTATATTCAATCATGAATTACAGCGTATATATATTACACGCGAGGCACCTGTGTTTATGAAGACATATGAAACGAAAGAACTCTTGTTTATGGACGTAGATCTACTTTGTCACTATATCATATCATCAATGAGTTGTAAATATAGTAATTCATATAGGCTTTATGACTATGTATTCATGTGTTTCTTATTAGGAAATGATTTCTTACCTCATTTTCCGTCTATCAATATTCGTACTCACGGTATTGATATATTACTTGAAGTGTATAACCAATATATTGGCAATTATCCTGACCGTTATTTAGTGCAAAATGGTAAAATCATGTGGCGTTGGGTAAGAGTATTTTTGGAAGTTTTGGCTAAAAATGAATATACATATTTATCACAAGAATATACTTTCCGTGAAAATAACTCTAAACGAGGGTTTTATCAAAATGATAAGACGGATGAGGAATATTATGATTATGTTTTCAATAGTTTGCCTGTAATGTATAACATGGAAGAAGGTTACATTAACATTAAGGAGAAATCATGGGAAAAGAGATATTATAATTGTTTATTTCATCAACATAGTTCTGACTTGATAACAACAAAGGATATTTGTATCAATTACTTGGAAGGCATTGAATGGGTGTACTTTTATTATATTGGTAAACATGTGAATTGGGATTGGAAATATAATTATTCATATCCTCCATTAATGAAAGACTTATGTATGTATTTGCCACATTTTGATACTCAATTTTTAGAACCTAACAATAATAAATATAGTGCATTATTTCAGTTAGCATATGTGTTACCAGAAAGTCAATATGGACTCTTACCATCACATGTGCAACAGCACATTTACCAGAATTTTCCGGAAATTGTTGGAAAATATAATATAGTGTGGGCCTTTTGCCGTTATTTCTGGGAATCTCATGTTGTATTTCCACACATAAAAACTGAGAAATTGGATACTATAAATATGGAACTATTGTGTTTGTAAATGCTACTTTGTGTTGTTTGATTTTCATTATATAAGTACTGAAAATCAAATATGAAATTCTAAAAAAATGAAATGCTTATGTGTATTTCTGTGGCTGGCATAGACATCAGTCACATATCAAGAATATACCATGAGCTCTATTAACGAAACTGCCATTGACATCAATGAGAACAACATCGTACAGCCAATTGTGAATAAAACACTAGATACGATTCTTATGGAGAAAATAAAAGAGGTATATGGCATTACAACGACCGCTACGACTACAGAATCTAGTGCGCCAAAGTACTTCATCACGTGCCCTTTGGATGTTGAAGATGGAACGCATAGACATGGCGATTGTTATTGTTCTAATGGATGTTTCATGAGATAGGTAAGTAATTTTGTATTTAGTAGCTAGTAGTCAATAGTTAGATTTTGTTGTTAGGATATTATGTATTTTTTACTATACATTCTCTTCTGTATTTGTGGCATTATTTGTATTACCATTTGTGGCATCATTTGCATTATTATTTGTGGCGTCATCTTCATCTTTATATATTAATGATAGCCATTGATTTTTTGTTGATAAACATGTTTGCCGACATATGATGTGTATTAAATCCGTTAAATAGTTTTGTGAAACAGGTGAATCATTAATACGTATTTGATCTAATTTTTCTGCAATTAAACCATACGCTTCTTTCTTTTCTTCATTTGTACTATCTGAAAAATATACACGTTCAAACTCAGTGCCAATGGCATCATATTTATTCTTCATTTGTACATTTTCATTCATTTGTATGTGAGGACGCAAGAAGGTATTTATTGTAGATAATAATAACAAAGCAATACTCAAGTCTTTATAGAGATTTGGGCTCAATAAACTATCTGTATTTGCTTGTCCAGAAATTAATGCCGATAATATTGTAATACATAAATTAATTGGTGTAGCAATATTACTCCAAAATGCACCCGCAATATAATATTTCCAGTAATAAAAACCTAAATCATTGTCCAGTTTGTCTTTTAGAGAACTCATATAATATTATATACATAATTATAAAAATGAATATACTCACTGTTATACAAGCATGCATAAATAAACGCGCGCCTAAATATGATAAATATAATGGTTTATGAAAAAATAAATAAAACTAATTAGGACAAAAATCAATATAAATAAATAATAATAATTTATATAAAGCCCCTGTAGCTCAGCGGTAGAGCGTTTGCCTTGTAAGCAAAAGGTCCCGTGTTCAATCCACGGCGGGGGCTCATTTCGTATTTTTATATGTGAAAATATGAAATATTATACACATGTAACTGAACATGATTTTAATACTACTGCTAGACCTTTTCCTTTTAATTCGTTAGTAAAGTTCTCAGCTATTTTATTTTGCATAATATTTTGTATAATTGTAGTGGCCATGCATGTATATTTTAATAATTTAGCTGCGATTTTTCCACTATTTGCTTTGACAAGTCCATATGAATTTACGCTTAAATCATATCTCAAATATAAATCATGAGAAAAAAATCCACTATCCCACCAATAGGTTGTATATGTTACATTACCATGAGGTTGTATGTTATTGTGTATAGTAATTGGTACTTCTGCATTCATAATATGATCTAATACTATATTACCTAATCCATTCGTAATATTGAGTACTACTATACATTGATAGTTGTCTGACATATATTATTGGATATATAACTTTATGAAGTAATCTGTACCTTTGTAATTACTGGTACTTTTTGTACTTTGATCTCAGTATTGTCTTTATAAGCATAAAGTTCCCAATCATAAGATTCGTCGTAATCAAACATATATACATAAAGACAATTTTTTGGAACATTACTGTATTTTTGAACTATTAAACTATTAAAATAGTAGATAGAATAAAGAAAAGAAGTATTGAAAAGAAGTATTGAAAAAGAAGTATTGAACCAAGAAAAAATTGAAAAAGAAGCGAAGAAAAAGAAAAATACACATAAGCCTCCCAACAAGCGAAGAATGACAACAAAAGCAAAAAAGCCGTGGTGCCAAGTATGTAACACGACCAAGCATGCCAATAGCAATTGCGGAAAAGTGTTAGGTTATAATGCAATATTGTTTCAATACTTGAGTACAATCCAGTGCGACCCGTCATCTACAATAATTGCATCCCCAGGAGCGAAATACGATAAGCATTTCTTGAAATATGCAATAGCATATCTAAGGAAAAACGGATATCTAGACCCGGTCTCAAACACACGTGTATTTCCGGATTATGAAATGAAACCGAAACCAAATTATAATACATTAATATCATATTTCAATGCATCCTTATTTCAAATACGAATAAAACTCCGTGAACTGAGAATGGAAGCAAACCAATGTCCAATATGTATGGAAACGATTTCGGAAAAAGCGACCATCACAGAATGTGGCCATAAATTTTGTACAAAATGTATAAATAAACATACAGGTAAACAACTATCCACAAAATCATCTGCGAATTGTCCTTGTTGTAGAAGTATTATATTAACATGTTAATATCATATGTGTTAATATAATATATGTTATTTGTTGTATATTATTTGTTATATGTTATATGTTATTTGTTGTATGTTATTTGTTGTATGTTATTTGTTGTATGTGTGTGTATGCAAAAAAATATGGGACATAAAATGCTCGCCTCCACGTGGTGTGTCCTGGATAGGAACTTAGGTTCTGAACTAAATGAGCATATGGGTGTGCATCGTCTTGTGCGGTGTCTGTAAAACCTGGAGGTTATGAAGGCAACGGAAGGATAGGCGATGAAACTCTATGAGTAGAAGCTAGATATCCTACAATCTTGAGCGGGGTGAATTGACACCTTCGGTAGGGGCTCAAGAGTTCATTAATTGTGACGATGGGTTAGGTTGAGAGTAACGGTTAAGACACTCAGAGACCGTGTCAAAGATGGCAAAACATACCCTGAATAGCGCTTAAAAAAGCCCAGCGTAAGAAACACCTCAAAATCTTCTTGACCATAATTGTCATTAACTTGTCGTTTGTGGTCTGGGTCCTAATTCCCACATTTAGATGGTAAATAATTGTGGTCACTACGTGCTCGGTGGAATGTGTAGAGTGCGACGTTGAGTCTTTACGACAAGACGGATGTTTGGAAACTACCCCTCATCGGATGGTGTTTGGACTTCGTACGGCCTGATCACCCGGACGTTGAAAGAATACAATAACATGAGGACGTGAACCAAGCAAATGCTAGTGTGTAGTTAACCCATTCTGCATAGAAGGTATTTGAAAAAAACCAAAAATTGGGAAATGGTCTTTGTATCATTTTTTTTATTAATACATCAAATATTAAGAATCAAATATTGAGAATCAAATATTAAGAATCAAATATTGGGAATCAAATATTGGGAATTACTTGTAGATTAATAGTCAGGTTCTCCTATACAAAGAAAAATTTCATAGAATATTATTGGAGGTGTTAGTCTATGCACCGCGGCTACGCCGCGGATCAACAGAATATATTTCATAAAATGAGAACCTACAGAATATTAAATAATCAAATATTGAGAATTACTTGTAGATTAATAGTCAGGTTCTCCTATACAAAGAAAAATTTCATAGAATATTATTGGAGGTGTTAGTCTATACACCGCGGCGTAGCCGCGGAACAACAGAATATATTGCATAAAAATGAGAACCACAGAATATTAAATAATCAAATATTGGGAATTACTTGTAGATTAATAGTCAGGTTCTCATATACAAAGAAAAATTTCATAGAATATTATTGGAGGTGTTAGTCTATGCACCGCGGCGTAGCCGCGGATCAACAGAATATATTTCATAAAAAAGAGAACCTACAGAATATTAAATAATCAAATATTGAGAATTACTTGTAGATTAATAGTCAGGTTCTCCTATACAAAGAAAAATTTCATAGAATATTATTGGAGGTGTTAGTCTATACACCGCGGCTACGCCGCGGATCAACAGAATGTATTGCATAAAATGAGAACCTACAGAATATTAAGAATCAAATATAACTGAAAAATGAATATGTTACTCATTTCTGGATAAGTATATACCATAAATCCTGTGTATATTAAGACAAATAATATATAGATAAAATATTTCAAGGTTCTCTTTTTTCATGCAATATAATTTATATTCCATAGTACATATATAACAATATCTCTTACCAATTTAGAGAAATCAAATATTAAGAATTACTTGTGGATTAATAGTCAGGTTCTCATATACAAAGAAAAATTTCATAGAATATTATTGGAGGTGTTAGTCTATGCACCGCGGCTATGCCGCGGATCAACAGAATATATTCCATAAAATGAGAACCATAGAATATTAAATAATCAAATATTGAGAATTACTTGTGGATTAATAGTCAGGTTCTCCTATACAAAGAAAAATTTTATAGAATATTATTGGAGGTGTTAGTCTATGCACCGCGGCTATGCCGCGGATCAACAGAATATATTCCATAAAATGAGAACCACAGAATATTAAATAATCAAATATTGAGAATTACTTGTGGATTAATAGTCAGGTTCTCCTATACAAAGAAAAATTTCATAGAATATTATTGGAGGTGTTAGTCTATGCACCGCGGCTATGCCGCGGATCAACAGAATATATTGCATAAAATGAGAACCACAGAATATTAAATAATCAAATATTAAGAATTACTTGTGGATTAATAGTCAGGTTCTCCTATACAAAGAAAAATTTCATAGAATATTATTGGAGGTGTTAGTCTATGCACCGCGGCTATGCCGCGGATCAACAGAATATATTTCATAAAAAAGAGAACCATAGAATATTAAATAATCAAATATTGGGAATTACTTGTAGATTAATAGTCAGGTTCTCATATACAAAGAAAAATTTCATAGAATATTATTGGAGGTGTTAGTCTATGCACCGCGGCTATGCCGCGGAACAACAGAATATTAAATAATCAAATATAACTGGAAAATGGATATGTGACTCATTTCTGGATAAGTATAAATGCATACAAGAGAGCAAATTATGTTAATAGATATACAGAATAAATAAAGAGAAATGATATTATGAGAAAGTTTTTTCTCATAATATCATATAATGCCAACAAGGTCGGCAAGAAAATCATACAGAAACCACGGAAAGAAATCCCAATGTAAATCAATAAAGAGAGCAACCGTATGTAAGAGAACCACAGGTTGCAAAATGACCCGAAAAACAGAAAAAAAACAAAGTTATTGTCGTAAATCAAAGAATGTAATGCGTAATAAAACATCAAGTTTCAAAATGTTGAATTTAGTAAATCCAAAACAAAGTTCATTAACAAAGGAAGAATCAAATAAAAGTAAATCATCATCATTTATGCTGTTTTAGAATCAACATGAACATTATTGCAAAGATTATGCATAATTTTACCAAAATTTTTGGTTTTATCATGTCCGGAAATGGATTCCTTTTGTATAAAAACACACTTATTGGAAAATTCAGAATTAATGTCATCGTATTCAGGATTTTCTTGTTTCCAAAGTAGAAGTTCTCCAAGACTCTTTCTAGAAAGTTCTTGAATCCCCTTAAATATTTTATCTTTGGCTTTTTCTTTCTCTTTATTCCAAGCATCTTCGTCTTTAATATATAAAGTTTCGCGTTTAACATCAGTACAATGTAAGGGTCTTTCGTATAGAGTAAGTTGATTAAGGTTATCGGAAATGATCTTGGTAATGCCATTAACAAACCCAAGTTGTGCATTGTTCTCTAAATCTTCATGTGAAATGGAGATCCTATTGATGAATTCAGTGAAGTTGATAGCGTCTTTGCATTGTTCATTGAGGAAAACATTAATATTGAATTTGTTATTAACAGTATTATGACTGTTATTCATTGTATTGTTTGTATTGTTTGTATTGTTTGTAATGGTATTCTGAGTATTATTAGCAATAAGCTGTTGTTGTAGAGAAGCATTCTGTTTAATTAACTCTAAAACTAATTCAGAATCAAATTTGTGATTAGTAGATGAATCATTAAGAGAGGATAAATTTGTTTGTTTTATGATACATTTTTTTTTATGAATGCTTAATCCCTGTCTAAATTTATAAGATTTTCCACATTCACAAATAAATGGTGTGGCATTTTTTGGCATTTTTTTGTCATCATTTTTGTCATCATTTGTCATCATTTTATGTTTCTCGGTTGACAAGTGAATTTTGAAATTACTTTGTTTACAGCATTTAAAGTCACAATATTCGCAAATAAATTCCCTGGCATTTTTCGGCATTTTTTTGTCATCATTTGTCATCATATATATAATGACAGAAAAAATGCCTAAATATTTAACGCAAAAAAATAAAAAAAAAGTCAGTCACAAAAAAAATCCCAAAAAATCCGAATTTAGAGCATTATGCAGCGGCTAACAAAAAATCACCGTCTTCGAAAAAGTTTTTTGAGAAATTTTTTTTTGGACATAAAATTCTTGTCCATTTTTTCGAACGACCTATTAATAATAAAAGTTCCGTGATTTTTAGTTAGCCATATACCATAGGTTCTCATTTTTGGGATAAATCAAATAATTTAGCATGTATAATGGTCATAGAATATATATAATGAATAAATATTCAGTGAATGAGAGTGTATAAAATGGGGGTCCGGGGGAAAGGCATAGAATACATATAATGAATAAATATTCAGTGAATGAGAGTGTATAAAATGGGGGTCCGGGGGTAGGCACAGAATGACCCAAGAATCCGTAAGGATTCTTCTACCCCCAGCTTCGCTGGGGGGTTACGAAAGAGGACAACCAGAACTTCCCATAGAAATATTCAAATAGTTCAAATGATCACTAGTAGAACAATCTTTATAACAAGAATAATCATCAATAAATAGATAAAAAGTGTTATTAAAATCATACCAAATACCCTGTGAAATATGTTCATATCCAAAAGAAGAAGGAGGTAAATTGGTAACAATATCATTATTATGAACGACTCGGAATCCATAAATAAGAGAATTGAAGACATGAACAAAGTTCTCATTACCCACTCTAGGACTTCCAAAATTATAAAAAAAATCAATAGCATAAATGTCTTGTAGAGCAATATCAAATGCAAAAAGAGTAGCAGCACACGAGCCAAGAGAATGACCAGTAATAAGTAGGCTATTTGTGTTATAAACAAGGCTTAAATTGTGTAGGTTCTCAAATAACATGGATTTAATAAACATATAATTTTTATAGAATCCCTTCTCAACTAAAATGTCAGAATCATTGTATGGTGCAATATGAGAGACTTGGAAATCCTCAATCCAATTTCTAGTATTGGCTGAACCGCGGAAAGAAGTGAAAATAGAAGAAGTAAAAAAATCAAAACCTTGTAAAGCCATAGAGCCAGAGTTCTCAACAACAAAATGAATGACACAAGAATCACAAACGTCAAATTGACCACAGTAAGTGAGTTGAGCTAAATAGACGCAATGATGTGAAACCGTTTCATTATATGCATAAAAACAACGAAGGAAAAAAAAGAAAAAGAAGAGGAATATCATATATAGAATAAAAAAGGTTTTTTATATTATACTAACTACTAACTAATATCTAGCTACAATTAATTGATTATAACAACACCATTTTCAATCTTACCTACTTCGTTATCGTCCAAATCAAATAACACATGTGATGCGTTAATTTGATATTCGTTGTCGCCAAGCTCAATTTCAATGAACTCTTCGCCAACAAGTTCTCTGTCAATAGTAGCCAATTGTTCAGCTGTCACAGTGATTTGCTTTTTCTTAGCAACACGTTTCTTGACAGTCTTAAGAACAGGTGTACTGACATTTTCCTTGTTGGTTTCTTCAACCACTTCAGATACAACAGGTGTAGATAGCTCAATAACGGGTTCCTCAGTGAGCTCTGGCTCAACAATAGGTTCCACGAATTCGGCATTCTTAGCACTCACAATGGCGGAGAGAAGCTTTTCCTCTTCAGATGAAGAGTCTTCAACCTGCTTCTTCTTACGTCCGCGCTTTTTTTGTGGTGCATCAGGGTCTACTTCCTTAATCTTCTTGGGCTTTGAAGACTTGTTCTCTTCGCGGATGGTCTTGTTGATTGCAGTGACACTGAACTTGGGGTTAGTGTCAATGAATGCAGAATATACTGCATTTTGCTCTTCAACGGAACCATAGAAGCACAACTCGCTCAACATCGCTTTGCCTTGTTCTTGGGAAATGATATCCTTAGACTTCATTTCTTCAATGAACCAATGCGCAAAATACTTGAACTTGTTATACTTTCCGGCGAACTTTGGCTTGGTGACCTTGGACTTTGTCTCCGACTCGCTCTCTGACTCTATCATGTTATTAACATTAAGATTCTCAACAATAGGATTCTCAACAATTGATGACATTTGCTTAGATGGATTGGATGATTTGGTAATCAGATGAATGATTTGATACCTCATGTGTATTTGGTTCCATGGAATTTCAATTTTTTAGAAATTCTATTTTTTTTCAGTACACTCAAATTCAGTACTTTTTTGGATACTTTACACCAATATACACTCATTTATATGTATATAACTCAATTATTGATATGTCACTCATTTCTGGATAAGTATATTAAAAGTATTGAATACATTCTGTTATTCAATACTTTTAATCTTGAATGATGACGTCATTCAAGATTATAGAAACTCTACTAGAGTTTCTATGGTGCTGTAAATTCAAACACAACATTAAATTATTAAACCCAATTAGTATTACTGGAACCATAATAAGTTATTTTCCCCAAAGATATACAACAATATCAATAATAATTATTCATCTAATACAAAAATATAAACATAAATATATAAATCAAATATACAATGACATTAATCAATATATTAACACGAACAGGCAAACGTCCAGACTATTATAAGACATTAAAAGATAGTATTGGTTTACAAACACATAACAAAATAAGGCACATTAAAAGCAATGATAATCCAAATTGTTCTTACTTAGAAAACGAAACAGATGTAATTGAAGTGATACCCGACAGGAAGGCCGGACGTTCATTTTACAATCTATATTTAAATGATTTAGGTGCAGTTCCAACAGAAGGATGGGTCGTTATTTTAGATGATGATAGTAAATTAATAGATACAACATTTATTGAACAATTAGCTAATTTGTGTGAAAAATCAAACGAAAAAGATATTATCATTTACAAGGCTAAAATATATGCGGACCGTATTTTGCCGAATGATTCACATTTTAATAACAAAACATTCAGAAACGGAGATATAGATATGGCATCTTTTTGTATACATCATAGTTTATTTTCAGAATTTAAATTCAGTGCACAAGCTTGTGGCGATTATCATTTCTTAAATTCCATCCGTAATTCAAAAAAGTATAATTTCCAATATGTGGATTTACCAATAGGAATATGGGCAAATTATGATGGGCCGAAATTTGGACGATAAATGTCATTCAATTAGTTCCATAAAATATCATACGCATTTTATGGAATAATATTCATGTAAAAAAAATACGTAATATATAAAAAATAAATAAAACAATCAATATATAATGATTTCAAATTTCGTATTCTCATCTGTAGGTGACAATACAAATTTCCATAAACTTTGGTTTCATTCAATAGAAGACACAAGTGCAAATTATCATGTATATGTAATATATTATGGAAATGACGAAGATACATACAATGAATATAAATCACGTGTCCATTACATAGAGCAACGTAAAGG